CCCAGCTTGTGTAGTCGTTGGTGGTGATGGGTCCCTGGGACCAGTGCCTGCGGTACCAGCGAGACATGTCATCAGGTGAGGCTCGGCAATGGAGGTAAGTGCTCGGAAAAGCATGTTTCATTGATAGCCGTTCGACAAAGAGAGCAAACGGAGCGTCACGGAATTGTTTTGTCAGCGGAAATTCGGAAACGATCTGGCCAGCAGTCGCTGTCGCAAACCTTTTCTCCTCCTTTTTCACATATTGCGTCTTCAAAAATAGCTCAGTGTAGTTGGGAGCTTGGTCGATGTTATCTTTCCGGACAGAATTGGCTATGCCAGCGAGTGTGCGCTTGGAGACCCACGGACTAAGGAAATCACGGGAGCATTGGTCAAAGAGGGCCTCGTCGAAGGGTGCGCTGTTCCAAGAATCAACGTCGAAGAATTTGGCGAAACCTCGCTTGAGTTGTTTAAGACGAGACTTGTCAGAACTGCTGAGGTCGGGGGAATCTTTGCCAAGGACGATGCGTTTCCTTTCAGAAATGATTTGGGTAGCTTTGTCACTGGCATGATGTCGCAGAACGGCGTTAGGCCCGTCTTCCACGTGTTGAGCGGTCATCAGCTCCGTGCCTGGAGCTATCTTCTCTCGTGAGTCCGGGTCGACAAAGGTGTCGTGGTTGAAAATCGGGTCGAATTCGCCTTGCACGTCCGGAAGTGTGGGAAGCTTGTAGCCAGTGCCGTCGGGACGGAGATTCATGTCGTTGGTCACGGGGACGTAAAGGCGAAGCATCTCCCGGATAGATTCGTGATGTGAATGTAGAAGTGGATCCTTGTGGCCTGAAAAGGCAGGGGCGTTGGTGGTTGGTTTGGTCAAAGTGCCTCGAGTAGTGCGCGCAGTGTAGTAATCACCGCCGTCGTTCCGTGGGGTGTCCAACCATACACTGCGGAAGCGAGCGGGTAGCGCACCCACGATCGGTGTGGCAACGGGCAAGCCAAGTTGCGCACAGGCGGCTGCAGACAGGTTGCGAGCTAGGTGATTGTGCACGGCTCGTGCGATCAGATGGTCAGGGTCGTTAGCGGCCGTTATCTCGGCGCATTGGTTGCGAGAAGCAACAGCTAAGATGGCGGAGAGAATTTGGCTTTTACCATAGAGTGATTCGACCAGACGTGGAGAAGAACCCATAGTAGCACCCATTACAAGGAAGATGTTACCGGTGGGTCGAGTGAGAGCGGTCCAAACGTTTTCGTCCGTGGCGGTAGATGTGAGCCCTCCCAGGTCGATGGCGCAGTCTCCCTCGATGGTGAGACCTTGGCAGGCGGCGAAGGTGAGGCAGCGTTGACCACCAGAGTTCTGGGTCTCAGCGAACCGTGGTGAAACAACCAGGAGAGGCACGTTGTGCGGTGCTTGTGATGTCATGAACACGCGCCCTTGACGCACTGGCTGGCCGGGTTCCGGGGCGATGTAGGGAAGGCCCCACAAATCACAAATGTCTTGAGAATACCTTCGCACGATGGTAGCGTAGTCGGGGGACATGTTGCGAAGCCACTCAGAGGTGCTGACGTCATCGCGGCACACGGAATCACTAGCAGGGAAGGCTAAACGGCCCTGCGTCGTGTCGCAAGTGATAACGAGGTCAGTGATGCCCGGATTTGAGGCGACGAGCAAAGGGATGAAACCAGGCCAGAGCATGGTAGCGTCGTCAAGAATCAGGGTGCCAGTGAGTGGTTGGGCAAGGCACATACATCCAGTGGAGAAGTTGAAGGACTGCAAACCTGGAAATAGGGGACTCAAAGCTGCCTCTAAAGGAGCGCGAAGCTTGTTGAACCAGGTGTGGAAGCGCAAGTTGGAGCATGTATACCCGCCGGCAGGGGCGATGGTGGGCAGGAAGCGGGCCAGTGCAGTAGATTTGCCTGAGCCGCCGAC